CAAGCAGCAGGCCGCACTGAATCGGTCGTGCAAGGGCTGCGCCCATGCCAAGGCCATCGAAACCCCATTCGGCGACACGGTCACGCGCTGCCTGAAGGGCAAGCCCTACGGAAAGAAATGCAACCGGTACGAGGTGGCCGATGAGTAGGCTAACGGGCGATGACCTGTTGTGGAATTGGGCCCGCTGGACGTGGTCCGGCGCCACGGTGGGCAACATGGAGGCCTACGTGTCCTGGGAAGACGATCCCCGGCCGATCCTCCATGACCACGCCCTGGTGGTGGAGGCTATGCACGCCGCGCTGCCGTGGCATGAGCGCATGGTGATCATCGCCGAGTACCCGCAGAAGAATGCCAAGTTCGGCGGCCTGGATCCGAAGGGCCGGCGCAAGGCCGCGCGTGCGTGGATCGCCAAGACTACCGGCGTGGCGATGACTGAGACGGAATACAAAATTTACCTGGGCATGTTCCGAAATGAAGTTGAGAGGAAGATTCGATGAAATACGCCACCGAGGTTCTTGACTTGCTGGGGACGTATCCCAAGCGAGACTTCAGGATGATGGAGATCGTCAATTACATCCTTGGCGACAACAAGAATCGACAGGACCGGGAGGCGGCCCGGAAAGCCATCACGCGTGTCTTGCAGGCAATGGAGAACGGCGGCAGTCTGATCCGCATTGCGCCCATCCATGAGCGCGGCGGCTATGCGACCTACCGGCTGAAAAGCTATGCAATTCCGGACGATGCGCCCGGCGAGGATCGAATTGCCAGCGTCCTGGGCGATCTGAGTCCTGAAGCCCTTGCGAGAATTCGCGCCCATGCCAAGAGCCAGAAGCTTCCTGATCCTTACCTCGCGTTCATGAAGCAGAAGTCCCGATCCGCCGGCCGGGGAATAGGCTTTGATCTCACTTTCGCCGAATGGTGGGAATTCTGGCAAGACCACTATCACCTGCGTGGCAGCGGCCCCAACGATCTCTGCATGGGCCGATACGGAGACACGGGCCCGTATGCCGTCGGCAATATCTACCTGACGACAATCCGGGGCAACATGGCCGACTACGCGGGGTCGGCCAAAAAGGAGGCGGACATTGCCGGCCTGACCTCGCGGCGCGGGGCGGAATTGATGGCCATGGCTGAAGCGGTAGCGAATCGCCCACCGCCTCAATACACATATGAGCAGGTGCAAGCCATGCTCAAGCTTGGGATCCCTTTCGAGCTGAGGGCGACGTGAGGGAAAGTGGGACACGGACATTCCGGAAAGTACCCCGCATTGTGGGATACTAGCGCCGGGCTGTTGCGCCTTGAAAAATGGGTGCCCCCTGCGAGCGACGAGGCTTTTCTTTGCCCATCGGCGGCGTTGCTGGCATAGTGTCACTTCTACTTACGAGGAGTGACGCATGTCTGATTTTCAGAAGGGTGATGTCGTTGTTTTGAAAAGCGGCGGCCCCCAAATGACCGTCGAGAAAGTGGGGCAATTTGGTGGGGGGATGGGCATCGCTTCGTATAACGGTGTCGCGTGTGTTTGGTTTGAAGGAGCGAAGGTGTGTCGCGAAGCCTTTCCCGTCGAAACGGTTGAAAAGTCGTAACTGACCGATATTGTTGAGTCACAGCCGCCTACGGGCGGCTTTTTGTTTCCAGAGAGCAGGGGCTAGAAAGAACCGTCCGCCGGGCCGAATGGGCACCGGCTGGCAGGCGTCATGCTCCGGCCTCTGCTCTGCGGGAACGGCCTATTTGGGCCGCGAGGGCTGGGCAAACAGGAGGACGCTGTATGCGGGCGCCGGCCATGAGGTGAGATCTCGCCCAGACCGAGCGCGGCCTTACGCGATGTCCTTCATTTCCACGAAGTCGAGTTCTAGCTTGGCGGCAGAGGATACAAACGCGGCCTTTGTGTAGGGAAAGTGATTTGGTCGACTTAGAACAAATGCGTCCCGCATCGCTGCAGCGAGACCATCGGTGTCTGCTTCCAAATTGTCGAGGAGCGCGTACTTGTTTATCAGCGTTGCGAAACTGGTACCTCTAGGGGTGCATCCGTTGAAAGCCAAAAAATACATTTCTGCCCACGAAAGCTGCGATCGAATGATGGCCACATAGTGCCAACGCTCGCTGGCGCTCAGTGGGCTGTGATCTACCCATTCGATCATCCGAAACAAAGTTCGGAACATTGGGCCCAGTTGGGAGTGATTGGCTCGGTAAGTCTCGTGATAGTGACCTAGGGCAATTTCAAATCTGTCAATTATTTCTGGATTCCCATATTCAAGAAATTCTCTGATTGCGTCCGCGTAGCTGAGGACCGGTTTGGGGTTATGAAGCCCCCCTGTTTGATTCTCGCGGGGTCTGGCGGACCGACCGTTAAAACTGGATGCGATGAGGTTCAACGCTCGTTGGCCAGTGGCACTGCCCGTCGACGATTGAATTTGCTCCACCACTGCCTTGTAGCTCTGAAGCCAAGCAAAAAATGTCTGCTCAAAACTCTGCATTTGAATGGCTTTGTTTTGCGCGGACAGGGCCAAGGTGGATTTCGCAGTCTCTTCGCGTTGAAGGGTCAGTTCCTTGCGTTGCTCTGCTAACTCGATACGTTGATATTCCACCGCTTTACCCTGTTGTTGCAGGGTACGGACGAGTAGGACGATGGTGATGGTCCCCACCACTGGATTGAGCAGGCCTCCGAGGAAATCGCCGAATTGGCCCCAACTGTCTGGACCGCCTTTGGGCGCCTTCTCCACGAACCCGAAGTAGATTGCGTACGCCAATAGCAAGGTAATACCCGCCAATATAGGAACCCATACTAATTTCGACTGCGGTGGGTCGGGGAGCGTATCTTGGTCGGGCGTGGACATCTTTATTTTGGCCTGAAAAGGTTTGTAACCTCTCAATATATTAAATGTGGCGCTGACAGACAAACAGCGCCGCTTCCCGTACCGGTCCAACCAGCGCACATCACGGGTGCGGCAAGGGGTGGGCCCCACAAACCACAACACCCCCATGAGTCGCCGCAGCCGGCCTGGCGTCCGCGCAGGGGCAAATGCGCGGGACACTTCTACCGGTCTTGTCGCCGGTGGCCAGCACGACGAGAACCGCGACGCCCAGCCCTGATGGGTAGCCGGATGGGCGTGATAACCCTCAAGGAACAACCCTATGGCCCTGACACCAAAGCAGGAGGCCTTTGCCCTTGCTTATGTGGAGACGGGCAACGCTTCCGAGGCATACCGGCGCGCCTACAACGCCGGGAAGATGAAACCGGACTCCGTCAACCGTAAAGCCAAGGAGCTTCTGGACAACGGCAAGATTACGGCAAGGGTCGCGGAATTGCAGGCCGACCACGCTGATCGCCACAAGCTAACCGTGGACGACCTGCTGCGAGAGCTGGAAGAGGCCCGCCAAGCCGCGTTGACTGCTGAGACGGCTCAGTCGTCCGCCGCTGTCGCCGCCACGATGGGAAAAGCCAAGCTGCTGGGAATGGACAAGCAAGTCATTGAGCATTCCGGCCCCAACGGCGGACCGATCCCAACAATGCCCACAACGATCCAACTGGTTGCGCCAGGTGACAACGGCTGAAATCCAA